CACATATGCTGGACGTTACAAAGAAGGTCTGGCTGAATTTGCTGCACGTCCAAACCGTAGTAAGGCCGATATGCTTGACCCGTCTGTTGGCGCTATCAGCAAGTCTGCTGGTAACGAGCCGACGAAGACCAGCGGGATTAAGATTCGTGGCACTGGCGCGGCTACCAAAGGCGTGATGGCTCGCGGCCCCATGGCGTGAGGTCTAAATGACATATAGCGAACTCGTTGCATCTGTTCAGGCGTACACGGAGAACACATTTCCGACGACTGACATCAACAGAATGATTCAGATCGCTGAACAGACGATCTACAACACTGTTCAGCTTGCCTCGTTGCGTCGAAACGTGACGGGTTCGCTTAGCCTTGGCAACAAATATTTGTCGTGCCCTGGCGACTTTTTGTCCACTTATTCCATAGCAGTCATTGTCAATGCGGGCCAGGCTAATGAAGAGTACCATTATTTGTTGAACAAGGATGTGAACTTCATTCGTGAAGCTTATCCTGGTACGGGCACGGCATCGCGCGGGTTGCCAAAGCACTACGCCATTTTTGGTCCTACGTACGGTAACGAAGCGGAGCTTTCGTTCATTGTTGGCCCAACGCCCGATGCCGCGTATGGCGTCGAGTTGCATTACTATTTCTATCCCGAGTCAATCGTGACCGCTGGCCAGACATGGCTTGGTGATAACTTTGACTCTGCGCTGTTCAACGGCACAATGGTCGAAGCCATTCGCTACATGAAGGGTGAGCCCGATCTGGTACAGCTGTATCAGCAACAGTTTGCACAAGCTATGGCTTTGCTCAAGAACCTGGGTGACGGCAAGCAACGCATGGATGCGTACCGTGATGGCCAAGTTAGGAATCCCGTCATATGAGCATCCTGCAAACGCAAACCACAAGTTTCAAGGCGGAGCTGTATCAGGCTGTTCACAACCTGACCACCGACACGCTCAAGGTGGCGCTGTACAACGGCAACGCAGATTTGAACGAAACCACCACGGTGTACACGACCTCCAACGAGGTCTCGGGTGGCGGCTATGTGGCTGGTGGCGTTACATTGACGGGCGTTACCATCAATACGTCAGGGTACACGGCGTATGTAAATTTCAACAACGTCAATTTCAGCGCAGCAGTGACAGCACGGTGCGCCCTCATCTACAATTCCAGCAAGGGCAACAAATCAATCGCCGTGCTTGATTTTGGGTCTGATAAAACATCGACTTCGTTCACATTGACGATGCCAACCAATACACCAACAACCGCCCTCTTGCGGTCCTCAGTTTAAGGAGCCACCATGTCCATTGAGAAAACAAAAGCCAATGACGTCATCACCAGCGGATTGATTGCTGGCGCTCGTCCCACGGATAATATGACCGCTTTAGGTTATTTCACTCTTGAGTGCTATGACAAAGATGGCAACTTGAAGTGGAAGGCATCCAACCACAATTTGGTGGTGAACGTTGGCCTGCAATATATGTGCAGCACCGGTTTGACGAACGGCACCCAGATCACGACCTGGTACGTCGGGTTGTATGGATCCGGGGCGTCTAACACCCCCGCTGCTAGTGACACCATGTCTTCACACGCAGGGTGGACTGAAGTGGTACCTTATAGCAATGCTACACGTCCGGCGTGTACTTTTGCTACTGCAACGACTGCTAACCCTTCTGTAGCTACTAATTCTGCATCCCCCGCTTCGTTTTCAATTAACGCAACGGCAACAGTTGGTGGCGCGTTTTTGACGAGCAATAACACCAAGAGTGGTACCACAGGTACGCTGTTTTCTGCTGCTGACTTTCAATCCCCTGGCGACCGCACAGTGGCCAGTGGCGACACCTTGAACGTTACCTACACCCTCAGCTTGGCGGGATGATAAATGGGCCTGGTACTTAAAGACAGGGTCAAGGAAACTACGACCAGTTCAGGTACTGGGGCTATAACGCTGGCAGGAACAACGTCTGGGTATCAGGCGTTTTCCGTCATTGGGGATGGCAACACCACTTATTACGCGATTGTTGACCCCGCGTCGGGGGGCTGGGAGGTTGGTGTTGGCACCTACACATCCGCTGGTAATACGCTGTCCCGTGATACTGTACTAAGCTCCAGTAACAGCGGCGCTCTGGTTCCATTTGGCGCTGGCGCTAAAGACGTATTTGTCACCTATCCCGCGTCTTATGCGGTGCTGTTGTCTGGCGGCAGCATGGTGTACAACTCTGCCACCAACTCAATTGATTTTTCCCTGTAATGGCGATCACACTCCGCTATGACGCTAACGGCAACGCAATAGTACCGCTTGCCTCGGAGTTCAACGAGATTGATGCCATTCCAACGCGCCTAAAATTAGGTGATAGCAAAATCAATGTAACTGGCGAATATAACGAGACCGCCAATTTGGTCCCGCATACGTATGCTGCTACAGTGACTGAGACCGCCACGGCGTCGGATGTTACGCAAGTGGTATTAACCGCTTCTGTCAGCGAGACCACAACGGCCAGTGATACGACGTCTGGCACGACCTTAGCGTACATAACCGCCAATTTGCAAGTTATGTTGGATGCTAACAACCCGACAAGCTATCCGGGGTCAGGGACGACATGGACCGACATCAACCCTAATGGCTACACCCCACAGAATTTCACGCTGACTAACACTGTATATTTTACGGATTCGTCCGGCGGGCACCTGTATTTTAACGGCTCATCGGCGTATGCGTATTCCACGTATTCGTACGGCAGTTACCCCACAGTTGATGCTACTACCACGACATATGCGTGTTGGATAAAGGCGGTTACCAGCAGCGGTAACAAAATATTTGGGTTTGAGTACGTCCAAAGCGGGACCGGAGGTGGGTATAGCTTTGATAAACAGATGTGGATAGGGACTGACGGGTTGTTGTATATAGGAGTGTACAACGGCGGATATCGGACGGTTACTGGGTTCCCTGTACTTGATGGAACTTGGCACTACTTAGTGCTTGTTTACAATGCCTCCGCCCCGAGCATAACGCTATACGTGGACGGTGTGAATTGTGGCTCAACGCCCTATGTGTCTGGAGATCAAGGTACTTGGCTGCGTATTGGCAGTTATCAGAACGGAGGATGGACCAATGGTTCCACTGGATACTGGCCCGGCTATATGGCTATTTTCCAAAAATACCTATCTGCGCTGACGCAGGCTGAGATTCGCACAAACTACAATGCGTGGGCCACCCGTTTTGGCAAAAGTACAGGGCTTGTAACTAGCGGGCTTAGATTGTATTTAAATGCTAATAACTATTCTGGGTCCGGTAATTGGTTGGATCAGAGCGGGAACGGCTACGACATGACGTTGTACAACAGCCCTACGTTTACCAGTAGCGCCACTACGCCGTATTTCTCGTTCAATGGTTCAAACCAGTACATGAACAATGCGTCGTACACAACGCCTCCGCAGAGTTCCACTACATCGTTTACGTGGATATTGTTGGTGAATTTTACGTCGGGATATACAAACTATGTGGCAATTGGTAACAGGGGCACTGCTTACTACGACTTCATGAACATAACAGGCTATTCTGGCTCACTGTTTCAGATGTATAGCAGTGTTAATAGCTTTACCGCTTCGCTCACTGCGCCAAACAACATTTGGACTACTATATGCGTATCAAAAAGTGGCGCCCAATTGAACGTCTATGTATCCCAAGGTGGTATTGGCGGTAGAAGTTATAGCACTACAGCAGGAACAAACGGCGGCATTTTGCCGTTTTACATCGCTGGAGACCCAGTGTACGGCACGTATACCAACTGTAAAATTGCTGCGGTTGCTACGTACGACCGGGGGCTAACGTTTGCCGAATTTGTGCAAATGGACTCTTTTATGGCGGGCAATTACGGAGCTTGATATGCCGCTTATCAACCGACTTTCTTCCGCCGGCCTGGCCGTAGATGGCCAACTTGACGAGACGCAAAATCTTATTCCGTCCACCTACAACTCTGCGGTGACGGAGACAGCTACGGCATCAGATGTTGTGCAAGCGGATCGGGTGTGGTACGGTACTGTGGTGGAGACCACAACGGCCAGTGATACAACGGTCGGCGCAATACAGTCCTACATCACGACAAACCTTCAAGTAATGCTTGATGCGGGCAATCCGTCGAGCTATCCGGGGTCAGGGACAACTTGGACTGACATCAACCCTAACGGGTATACCCCGCAAAATTTCACGCTGGTGGGCACGACATACAGCAGCGGGTCGGGTGGCTATTTGACGTTTAACGGAACGTCTGCCTACGCGTATTCCACGTATTCATATCCAACAGTTAACTCTACTGTAACAACATACGCATGTTGGATACAGACAAGCACTGCATCAGGTAGAAAAGTATTTGGGTTTGAAAACGCTCAAAGTGGGACCGGTGGGTCATCCTACGATAAACATTTGTGGATTGATACTGCCGGGAAGGCTGTATATGGGGTATATTACAGCGGCCTTAGGTATTCAAATGGATTCCCAATAACTGACGGGACTTGGCATTATGTTGTAGCTGTATATAACAGTTCTATAAATAATTGCTTTCTTTATATAGACGGAATCTATTGCGGTTCTACGGGGGGGTACCCTTCAGCTGATGCTAACTCATGGCTACGTATTGGCAGCTATAAATTATCTGGATGGCCTGGGGGCGGCGACGGGTATTGGACGGGTAATATGGCCATGTTCCAGAAATATTTATCTGCGCTGACGCAAGCCAATATCCGCACGAATTACACAGCCTGGGCTTCACGGTTTGGTAAGAGTACTGGTTTTATAACTAGCGGGCTTACGCTGTATTTGAACGCCAACAATTATTCTGGGTCTGGGCAATGGCTGGACCAAAGTGGTAACGGCTACAACATGACGTTGTACAACAGCCCTACGTTTACCAGTAGCGCTACGACCCCCTATTTTTCATTCAATGGTTCAAACCAGTACATGAATAACGCGTCGTACACGACGCCAGTTCAATCCTCCACCACGTCGTTCACTTGGATATTTCTGGTGAATTTTACTTCTGGGTACAATAATTACACAGCGCTGGGTAATCGTGGGGGTGGCCCACCGTATAACTTTATGAAAATAACAGGCGCTGCCAACAACTTGTTTCAACTGTATGGCGGCACTACTGGATTTAATGCAACTAACACCACCGTGTACAACATATGGACCACCATAGGTATTTCAAAAAACGGGTCCACCATAAGCGTATATGGTTCAGCCGGTCTGGGAGGGGGAATTTACTCTACCACGCAAGGGACAACTGGCTCTATGCCGTTCTATATCGGCGGCGACCCGACTGCGGGAGAATATTCCAACTGTAAGGTTGCCGCAGTTGCGGTGTACAACCGAGCGTTAACCTTCGCTGAATTTGTGCAGATGGACTATTTCTTGGCGGACAACTACGGAGCTTAACATGGCACAACTCAAAGGCAATTCACAAATCTACGGCGCGCTCAAGATCGGCGATACAGCCTTGACTGGGCAAGCCACGCTGACGCCCCCGGCCAGTGGTACCCCGAACTTTACGCTGCCGTCAAACGTTGGCACCGCAGGGCAATTTATGTCCACAAACGGGGCGGGCGTGCTATCATTTCAAACAGTCCGCACGTACCCCATACAGCTGGTAAGCGCGCAATACTTTGGAGGTCTGTAAATGGCTCAAAATATAGCCCCAATTTTCCCGCTAGTTCCCGTCACATCATTTGTCGGCGGGGCTGCGGCTAACGCTGCCACCCCTGGGGTTACGGCCAACAA